TTACTTTTTTACCATACCTAATTTCTTCTGAACTGTAACCAATCCGACCAACAATAAATAACGTTGTTGTTTTGTTAATCGTAACCAATCTTTGCTTGCTATGATCATTCATTACCCTCCTTATCAAAAAATGTACTATATAGTGTTCATTTTGTATATTGTAGTGTTAATTAAATATTACACACTATAATGTGCATTGTCAATACTATAATTGCCAAAATAAACAATTTAATATATAATTTTCACTAGCAAGGAGGATTAATTATGATAAAAGTACATTTATCACGGATCATGGGAGAAAAAAAACTGAAAATAGCTGATGTGGCAAGAATGACAGGGTTGCATCGGAATGGAATTGCAAAGCTATACAATGAGGAAACTGATGGAATAAAGTTTGATACTTTAGACAAGATTTGTAAGGCTTTAAATTGTAAAGTCGAGGATATTCTTGAATATGTTGAAGATGAAAAAGACCACTCGAAATGAGTGGTCTTAATTATTAATGCTATTGTCCATGTTAATATTCATAAACGGTTACCTTTTTGAACGAAATTCTTTTTAATTTCGATCTCCTAGATATTCCTGTTGGATTTTTTCTAATTTACCTGTTTCTTTAAACTTTAAGATCATATCATTGAAAAATTTTAAAAGTTCTGTATCTTTTTTTCTTACTGCCATTGCATAGCTTTTCTTCGGTACAAACTCTTCTCCATTAGGGAGATATATAGCTCCCGTAAAATATGTATACGTCTTAGTTAAATCTGTTTCTACGAGGTTATCAATACCCGGCACAACATCAACATCTCTACGTTTTAAAGCAATAATCACATCGTCAAATGTAGGAAATTCTCTTAGTTCAACTGGAATATTATTTGATTGAGCCATTTCTTTTATTACTGCGATATTAAAGTCTCGATATACTTTTAAATCGTTTGTCCATTCTGTCTGAACGGGAACAATAATTTTATCTATATCGTACTTTGCCTTGTTTTCAATTTTACTTTGCACTTGTTGCTCTCCTTTTGTTTTATTTTCTTCAACAGTTTTTTCTGAACTGCAACCTATCATACTCATAAATACCAAACAAAATATTGTTAAAAGCAAATTTTTTTTCAAACTTAATCACCTCTTTACGAAATTTTCCTAATAATTATAACATTACTATGTGAACCAAAAAAGGAACGGTAACTTACCGTCCCTTATGAGCGTAATTTTAGTCCATTTACTTGGACAATACGAAATGGATAATCTTTTTACATTAACTCTTTTTATTTATAACTGTATTATTTATTTTGGACGAAGAAAAAAATGAAACGAGTGGAATTATTTTAAATGGTGATGAGTGATGAAAAAATACAAACTGAAAAGCAATATTTGGGAACTAATTGAAAAGAGTGGATTGCGGAATGATTACATACGAAAACACGTAAATGTGCAACAAAAACAGCTTTGGAATTGAAAAAATGGAGTAAGTTTCCCGCCTTTGGAGAAAGCCTTTATTTTAGCGAAAATTGTAGGTTGTAAAGTGGACGATCTTGCGGAGCTGGTTGAGGTAGAAGAGGAAGAATATTAATTTAATTGTTATTAATGGAGTTCAAATTAAAGAAAACGATAGCATTTCTAGTGAATTAAAAAACAACTAGTGCAAAAAATTAAGCTACCTCATTCTTGGTAGCTTATTAATTATATGTATTATTATGTAATTTAATCGAACTATTCATTTTCCTTTTTAACTTTTTCTAAGTCCTTTTCTAAATCTTCTTTTAGATTATCAAGATATGTTTTCGGAACTTTAATGTTATACTCATCGTATAAGCTAATAAATTCTTGAGATAATTTTCTTGCATCATCAGAATACGATTGTAATGATCCACTCGGAGAAATTGCATATTCTACAAATTCTTTATGAGACTTATACATATCAACCGCAAGTCATATGCTTCTTTATATTCATCTGGAGGATTTTTCAGTTTTTTTAGATCCCTTTCTGTTTTATCTAAAGATTTCTGTAGTTCTTCAATTTTTCCATCTTGTTCAAATTCACTTTTTTGAGCTGTAACTGCACTGTCGAAATCATAATACCGTTCGCCACCAACTTCAACACCAAATGTGTCATTAAAAATCGCATCATGCCATACATCAATGTATGTATTAACCATTTCTTCTGCATCGGCACCTGTATTCAACATGTTCATTACTAAGAAATTCAGATTTTCTCCAAATTCTTCTGCTTCTTTTTCTTTCTTTTGTTGATATAAGTTATAACCACCCCATCCTAAAGCACATGCTAATACAAAATACAAAATTAGCAAAATGGTAATTCGTTTTTTTCTGCTTTTTTGAGGTTGTTCTAATTCTACATATGTAGTGTTATTTTGTTGTTCCATATACTCACACCTACCATTAAGATATTTAAGTATATTTTACCAAAAATAATGTCAAAATTAATTTAAAAATAATACAATTTGCATAATCTATACACAGCCGAATAAAACAGTGTGTATTCTGCTCAATTTTTTAAAAATTAGCCGATTTTAAATGAGTTTTTTAGGTGGTAAATACAATCCCTATATAATCCTATCCCTCTTCTCAAATCGGCTAATTTTCATTAAAACGTACAACAAAAATCCTAAAACTGTGCAACCTTTGCCAATCGGAATGCAGACCGTTTGCGTTTAATGGGGACTTTATATTGAATACCTATTAACTTATCAAATTTAAAGTATTCAGCCATTATTTCAAAGTCTGTGTAGTATCGTCTAATACGTTTCATGATGTCTCGATTTTCTGTGTATAGGCAATAATCATTATCCATTTTCCAAACTTCTGTCATTTGAACACCTCCAAAAACCCCAAAAAAAAATAACCTCTCCGTAATTGGAGAGGTTTTATCTTATTGGCATTCTAACACCCGCACCTTTTAAACCATTTGTTTGCTTTTTAATAACATATTTAGCGATTTTATTCATTTCACTATCATCAATTTTATGTTTCACATCAAAATGGAAAGTATTATTTATAATATTTTGGTGGTTATTTGTTGAATTATGTACTGATTTATTTAACATACGATCTCTTAATCTTTCAAAAACAGCATCAGCAAACGGAGCCATGTAACGTTTATTTTCTAACGGTAAGATAGCTTCTCTTCCATCTTCCCCTAAGCCTACAATGCTGGGTTGATCGAAAAATCCACCTGTTTTGTACCATTTCAAAGAAAAAGTTGGAATTTTTACAGATAAATCACCAACTCCAAATTTTCTCCAATTTACGTTTATATGAGGAAGCTTCGGTTTTGGGATACTTATTTTTAATCTTGAAAAAGCTGATCTTATTGAATTTATGATACCCATTACGATGCTTTTGGCTGAGTTTATAGGTGAGGTTATTGCTGACTTGACACTATTAAAGATACTTCTAGCCTTTGATAAAATTCCTGAAAAAATACTAGACATTGAGGATCTTAACGAATTAAATCGACCGACTGTATTACTGTATATACTCGAAGTCACTGAAAAAACTGTTGATCTAATTGAATTCCATATATTTGAAAACACACTTTTAATCGAAGAAAGTATTACTGAAATAAACGACTTTACACTATTAAACTTACTACTAATACTATTATAAATGCCTGTAATGAGTGAAACGACTGTTGATCTAATAGAATTCCATATATTGGAAAATATACTTTTTACGGATGATAAAAGATTTGAAATAAACGATCTAACTGATTTAAACTTACTGCTAATTGAATTGTAGATTGACGTTACAACAGTAACTACTAATGATTTAATACTATTCCAAATACCTGAAAATATACCCTTTATTGTATTTAAGATTGTATTTATGACAAGTTTAATAGAATTAAATACTTGCTTTACGACCCCAATGATAATCTTTAATACTCCATCTAGTATTTTTTGTATCCCATTCCATGCACCTTTCCAGTCGCCAGTTAATATAGAAAGGACTGTCTTAAAAATGCCTTGAACAACATTTAATGCACCTTGAATGATCGTTTGAACATTTAAAAATGTAGATGTAAGAAATGAAACAATAGTTGATCCATATGTATTCCACAAATTTGTAATTACTGTTAAAACAGTTTGAATAATTGTTTGAATTGTTGACATTGCGGTTTCAATAATTGTTTTGATTCCTGAAAATATTGTGTTCGTATTGGAATAAAATCCCGAAAATGTTCCGATTACTGATTGAACAACATTAATAAATACACTGAAAACAGTACCGATGGCACTAAAAACTGTTGAAATAATTGTTTGTATTGTCGGCATATTTGATTGAATCCAAGTAGCAAATTGATTAAGCAACGGGAGAACATGTTGTTGAATAGGTGTAATTAATGCCATTTGTAAACTACGCCAAATTCCCTGTAACGCTGAACCAAGCGTATCATATTTTACTTGATTTATTTGACCAAGTGCATCTTTTGATAATGACGCTGTATTTCCGATGTTAGCTAGTGCTGATATTCCCGATGCTTCCAAATCTTCAAACATTGTACCGAAAAGCTGAACTCCAATTCTATTCTTTTCCAGTGGGTCTTTTACATTATTTAATGCTGTCATGACTTGAGTGAATGCTTGTTGTGCTGAGTCTCCTCCTGCTGCAAACTTAGACATCATGTCATTTGCATTAAGTCCCAGCGATTGAAAAGCATCAATAGTTGTTTTTGATCCATCTTTTGCTCGTATATTAAACTCTTTCATTGCATCTGCTACTTTGTCAATAGAGAACTGTCCATTTTTTGCCCCATCAATTAATACATTTGTAAACTCCTCTGCTGAAAATCCAAGTGCTTTAAATTGAGGGGCGTATTCATTTAAAACATCAAGCATATCACCATTTTTATTTGCGCCATTTTGTGCTCCTTGTGCGATCAAATTGTATGCTTGATCTGCAGTAATTCCGAATTGCTTCATCAATGAATTAGCTGCATTTGTTGTTTCTGCAACATCTAATCCAAACGTATCTCTTAAAGCTATTGCATTTTGTGTTGTTTTTTCCAATTCTTTTCCTGCTAGTCCAGTATTTTGTTTGACTAATGCCATTGCATCCGCAACATCTGCAAAGCTTTCCCCATATCCCTGAGAATAGATATTTTTAAGACTTTGTTCCATACTTTTCATTTCATTGTCTGTTGCACCTGTTTGTGCTTGCAACTGCTTTAATGATCCGTCTATATCACTTGCCATTTTAATTCCTGCTACACCCGCTCCAACTAAAGCTGTACCAAGTCCAGCTAATGCACCTGTTGCTAATGCACCTAAATTCTTCCCAAATAATTTGCTTTTCTTGTCAGTGCTATCTATTTTATTTTCTGCATTACTCATTGCCTTTTCAAACTGAGAATCATCTAATTCGATTGTTGCACCGTATTTACCTAGATCGTATTCTGCCATTAGTTTTCACCTCCTTTAGATTCAACTTTGTATCCACCGAACGATCTAATAGCGTCTAAATCAGCATGTCTTCGAGGATTTTTGAATCTGCTTATTTTGTCTAACATTTCTCTTCCTTCTTCAGTTTCCATTAAGTCACGAACAATAAATTGCTCAGTTAAAGACAAAAAGATGCCGTATGGAAGATTTAAAACTTCTTCGTATGACATCTTTGATTTTTCCATTAAATATGTAATATCGTTCATCATTGATTTTGAAAAAATAGAAGATTTCTTTTCCGACTTACCGAAAAAGTTTTCCGGTAAAGTCGGAAATATTAGTTTTTTTCTTCAATCTCCTTTAATTCATTAAAAAAGATTTTTATAATTTGATTAATTTGTTGATCGCTAAAATTTTCATCAATATATTTTTGAGTGATTTTTTTGCTTTTTGATTCGTCTTGAGATAAAATCAAAATAACTGATTGACTTAATAACTCGGAAATTTTCACTGGATCAGCATTTTCACCATCTTTTTTTACAATTTCAGCAATTTTCATTTGTAATGCTGTCACTTTTTTTCTCAAACCTGTTTTCGGCTGCTTCGGTAATTTAAAAACATCTTTACCAATTTTGATTTCATATGTTTCATCTAAAAATAAATCTAAATCATAAACGTTAGACATAGATACTCTCCTTTCTATTTTCATAAATAAAAAAATGGAAGGGAATTACCCTTCCTTGTAACTGTTATGTATATTCATCAGTAAAACAAATTAAATTTCTTCTATGATTTCAACGATATTTCCACTATTTTCATCCATAGCTAGTGTAAATTCCCATGAAAACGCTGTAGCTTCTTCATTATTAAATGTCCACTCAAGACCTGATTTGTTTTGTGCATTATACATTAATAGTGTAATTTTCTTTCCATCCTCTTTTGTATGAACAAATTTAAGTTTATTCGTAGGAATAGTTCGTTTATCGTTAATTGTTAATGTTCGAATACCTGCTGTTGTATCTTCTGAAAACTTACTCGCAATAAATTTATTGATTACGCTTAAATCAAAAGTGATAATACCAGCGTTAAAAGTTACGGTTTGAGAAGTCATGAAAGTCTTTAAAATCTGATTGTTAACACCACCTCTCACATCGACAGTTTCATATTCAATTCCTAATGTGGCTTCCCCGTTTGATTCTCCTACTTTCGTTTCAATTTCAACGGGATTCCCCAATTCGTCTACAGTTTCTTCAACAACAAATAACTCACCTGAACCAAACAAAATTTCTGACATAGAGTTCATTCCTTTCTATTTAACTTTTAAATGAAAATACATAATTTGTTCATAAACATCTAAATCTTCGTGAAACAAAATACTCCCGCCAATCATTAAGCGAGAGTGAAAAATTGTTTTACTATTTAGTTAAAAACTTGGTTGATTTCCCATATGAAACATTTCAATTAACCGATCAGATATTGAATCTAACATATCCCTTTTTGATACAATCGTGATTTTCAAACGATATTCTTTTATTTTCCCATGTACCGCTACTGAGTATGGAAAAATATCATAGACAATATAAGGGAAGTCAATAAAACTACCATCTTCATTCAATTTAGTTGTGTCGCCATAAGTTTTAGGTACACCGTCAAAAATTTTCTTGTTGGATTGACTGTGATTCAACAGTTGGACTAGTTTCGTATCTGATTTCAAATATTGATATATTTCATTAATCATCAACTTTCAGTCCTTCACTGATCATTTTTTTAATTTCCCCTAAATTTTGTTCAATTGAATCTCTTATGTATGGTTGCCCTTTTATATTCTTTACAATAAATCCTTCATGAACGACTCGTGCATACTCTACCCCATTAGCCCCAACAAATACTTTACTTTTTGATTCTTCATGTTCTGCTTCAGCCCCCGAATTTCTTCTCAAATGTCCCGATTTAACTGGGGCTCTTAATTTCACTTCTCTTGTTAGATACATCGCTAAATCATTCGCAACCTTTTCACGTTTCTTTTTAATGTCTTGAATGGCTTTTTGAAATTTGCTCATTGATATTCACCTTCGTAACGTACTAATACTTCGTAATGCTTATCAAAATCTTTGACTTCTGTAATTTTATATTTTTTATCTTTATAGACAACATCTTGATTAATTTTTAGTTTTTCATTAGGATGCGTAAACATGCGATATTGAACATCAACTGTTACTCCATATGAAGACTCGGCTAATTTAGTAGAGAATGGTTCCCACTCCATAAAAAATGGATCAGTTGTTGCTTCTCCAAAAATAGGCTCATCGAAATCGTTATATCCAATGATTTCACCTTCAGTTAAAATATAGGCTGTTTTGGTGAGTCTCATATGAATTTCATCCTTCTATAGTTATTTAACCTACTTACCAAATATGGAGGTAAATTTTCTCGATATGTTTCACTTAAACTACCTTTTGTTTCAGATTGAATATTTTCAACACCTTTATTTTTATATAAAAAAATCGCAATATCTTCGACTATTTCACCAATTGGAGAATTAATCTCTTCAATATTGCAATATTCTTTAACAAAATTTGTTGCTCTTGATAGATAGAAGTTAAGCACAGGATCTTGACTTGTATCATTAATTCCTAATGGAATTTTCATATTTTCAATGGAAGGTGATGACAATTTAGATCACCTCTACTTTGTTGATTTTTTTCGTACATTCGTACGTGAAACAGTTTTCTTCACTGATTCTTTTTCTTCTTTAATTAATTCATATGTTGGATCATTTTTACATCGTTTAATATGGTCTGGATGAACAACTTCCCAAACTAGACCAGTTTCTTTGTTTTTAAACTTCATACCTTTACATCAACTCCTTTAAAAAAAGAGATAGAGGAAAATCCCCTATCTCTTAGTTATGTATTAGGATACAGTCGCAGTTAAAACAGCCATTGCTTCAGGTCTTAAAACTTCTGCTCCATAAACGAATAAACCACGTACTCCATCAGAGAAGGAAGATTCAAGACGAATTGCTTCCGTTTTCTCGATTTGTTTAGCAAAACCTACAGCAGATTTATGGAGAGCCATAATTTTTAACTTACCTGTTACATTTGGGATTTCTTCGGACACAACAACTTGCATACCGTTGATTTTTTGACCTTCAACCACGCCATTTTCAAGAACATTAGGATTACTTGTAAAACGATCATCTTTCGAAAGTAATCCTAGTACATCAGCGTTAATCACAACAAATCGATTAGAATTAGGTACTTTCTTCTTAGAAAGTTTTGTACCTAAGTCAACAATGTAATCATAGACATTCGTTTTGTCTAATGCAATTGGAGTTGTATCATCACCAATTGTGTTATCAGCGTGAACACCAGTATATAAACCTAAAACATAAGAATCCATCACTTCTTTAGCTGCCATTGCCTCATCTTCTGTTACCGTATCTAAAACGTCACCAGCAGCTTGAACAGCATCCACATCATCAACTTTAATTGCAAAGTATTTTTTTTGGTCTAAGTTTAATTCAATTGGAGTAGTTGATACTTCATCCCATGTAATTGATCCTGCGTAATCCTTTAATGTAGAAGCACCAATGCGGTTAAATACAACTTTGTTTCCTTCCACACGTGTTGGAGGAGTAGTTACTAAATCTGCTACAGATGCTTTGTGAAAATTCGCTAAAAGTTTACCTTCCCATACTGATGGAATAAATGAAGTAATTGCCATAAACAAATCATCCTTTCAAAATTTAAATTTATTTTTATATTCACTTTTCTCTTTAGTGTCTTAAAGCGAGAAACAAGACAACAAAAAAAGACATACAAAAAAAATATGTACGTCTTGAAATTAACTATTACGTAATGCTTCATTGACTAATTTTTGATCAAGCTTTGCAATCTCATCAGATGACATTGACATCAATTGTTCTCTCGTTAATGTTTTCGGCTTTTCTCCTCCTTCTTTTGGAGTGAAACCATTCGATTTCATTCGCTCATTTACAGATTGCTGTAAATAATTAGTCCACACTTCTTTTAAACGATTTAAATTCGCTTGAGTAACTTCTTTACTTTTTGTACCTTGTTCATCATCATCCGATTCAATTTTGATGAAGAAGTCAATTAAATCGGCAGGTAATTTATTGTCTGACATAAATTTAAATGCTTCATTTTTTAAAGATTCACGTAATTTATCACGTTTGATTTTTTCAATTTCACGTTTAAGTTGTTCCATTTGTAAGTCTTTTTCATCTTTTCCGCTTGTTCTCTTTACAATCTCTTCTTCAATGATTTTCGGCATTGTTTTTTCTTTAAATGTATTGATTGCTTTAGTTGCATGACGATCCTTTTCTGATTCCAACCATTTTGCTAAATCTTTGTCTGATTGAAGTAACTCTTGAATCTCTTCAACACTTACTTTTTTAAAGCCCTGAAGATATTCTTTTACTTCATCAGATTCCTTATTCTTTTCAATGAATTCCTTTACTTGCTCAAATGTTAATTCCATTAATAAAACCTCCCTATGCCCTTCTAACACTTTTTAAAGCCCTAGAAGTGCAATTTTTTATTTTTTTAGATATATAAAAAAGCCGCTAGAATTAGCGACTAGATTCCATTAGCTTTAGACCATTCGTCATAAGTTTTGTGTGGTATGTATTGCTTTGTTTCATTATTTTTTCTGAATTTCTTTTCATTTGAAATGTACGGAATTAAATCGCAACGACAATTGGGATGTCGTGGTATTTTCGGTCTTTTGGGATCATCTAAATCAAATATTTTTCCATCCAATTTAGCACAGATTTCACATGTGTTTTGTTCTAAAGTAGCCAACCATTCCACTTTTTGAACACCACTATCAGAATATATATTCTCTCTTGCTTGACTAATCACTCTTGCTGTTTCAGTGACGACTAACCTTTTTGATTGATAAGATTTGCTGTTAAATTGTTTCGTTATTTTCCTTGCCATCTTGTCAATTGATTCACCGTCTTGTATTCCTCGTACAAGAACAGTTTTTAAAGCATCTCTCAAAGTCTGTTGATTTTTCCAGATGCGTTCAGAGAAATGTTGCCCTGACCAATCGTAATCAACAAACTCTTTAATAATGACCGGATTTAACCGTTTAAAATCAATTGCAATTTCAAACGATTTCTCTATTTGATATGCTGTACGGTAATATGTTTGAGCAAACACATCTTCTAATATTGAAGTTAATGTTGATATTTCCAAATTGCTGACTTTTTGTAATTCTTCCTGCACTCTCTGTTCAAAGTTTTTGACAACACCATTTCGTTGCAGTTCAAAATAATCAAGTACACCATCTTTTCCATATTTCATAAACAATTCAGCAAGATATTGTTGAATTTTATCTTTACTGTTTTTATACTGTAAGAGAACTTGGTAAAACTCTTTATCTGAAAGTTTGTGTAGTTTTTCAACGATGGCTAAGAACTCTTCTTGAAACTTATTCATCTAAATCGCTACTTTCAAATTGAGGAATGTTGTCTAAATCCATTGAGTCTTGTTGTTCTTTTAATCTTTTCAAAACTAAATCAACATCTGTAATATCTGGATGCCAAGACAGCAATGTTTTCTGATCAACAAACGGAGATAATTTTATAATCATATCACTTATCTCTGCTTTGTTTTGTGGAATATTTCGACTAAAGTTAAATTTAATGGTATAAGGGTCGTAATCTTTTCCTTGTTTATTTAAAATGTTACAAATCAATCGAATGCGTTTCCGCAATGCTTTTTCCATTTTTCGTTCTTTTGTTGATGCTCTCGATTCCATGCTGAAGAGCTTATACCCGAGTGCCACTCCTGACAAATTACTAGCGAACGATTCTGAAGTTAAGTCTGGAATTCCACTAAACTTATGTAGTAATTTATCTATCGTTTCAAAGAAATTTTTTTGGAATTCTGGATTCACGTCTTTTGTTAAAAATTTAGCCTGATTTACATCATCAAGTAACAAAGCTCCATCTTGACGCATTTTTTCTAAGTCGTCACTAGTTGTACCATTCATACCTCCAAGTGCTAAATAAGCATTCACCCAAGATTCAATCTCGTTAGATGTATCAGACAACATAATTTCTAAGGCATCAATCATTGGGATTAATGGTTCAAAGTCACCGAGTTCTTCTTCTGAATTCTGAAATACAACAATTGGTGTTTCTCCAAAATAATGTTCTTTCATCTCTTCTAAAACTAATGGATCTCCTGAAAAATAATAAACACCTTCATGATCGTATGCTTCAACTTTTAATATTTTTTCATTACCGATTGTTTCATACCAGGGGCGAACACCAAATTTAACTTTTCCAACACTATCTTTTTCAACATACATCTCTCTTGGAGAAAAGTGTTTGAATTTTAATTGACCATTTTCATCAATCCAATGCAATTCATAAGTTTTTCCATAGATACTACACGATTTCACAATCTCTGCGTTTTGATCCTCTTCGTCATTTAAGTAAAAAATGGTTCTTAACTCATTAATAAACTTATCATCATTCGTTGTACTTAAATAAGAAAGTGGCTTCGATGCAAAATAACCTACTATCGTATCCGTAATTAATGCTGGATACCCAGTTACAATTTTATTGTTCGGTTTTTTCGGATCAGGTAAACTACGATTTAATATTTTATGATTTCCAGTATAGTAATCGAACAATTTATCATATCTTGCTAATTCTTTCTTATGATTATTAATTGCTTCTTGAATTTGTTGGGCTGTAAGCATGTTAACCCCTCCGTTTTTTAAATTCCTAAAATTTTTCGATCAAACGTTTTAATACGTTTATTCTTTTTAAGCATCTGAACCGCTCCAAATAAAGAGTCTGGGCAATCATCATGTTTTGCCTTTGCTGAATAATCTTTAATTTGCAAGTTGTAAGCATGGTTGTCTTGATTGAATAATATTTCACCTGAATTGACCTCAGGTTGTAACGATTCAATACGAGCATGTTTATTACCTTTCGTTTGAATTCCGCTAACTGGTAGATATATTTTTTCATTCCAAAGATACTCTTCAAATTTTTGTTTCATATACGACTGAGCTTGGATTGTTTCAAATCCAACACGATCAATAGGATATTTCTTTATTTTCTCTGCTGAAATCTTAAACAGTTCATCAGGCAACACCTTATGCATTGAACCATCAATGACATATTTCTGTTTAGTTTTCTTATGCTCTCCTAAAATAGTGATGGCTGAATAGTCGTTTCTCTTTCCTGTTTTTATGGCAGGGTCAACATACATCACAATATCTAATTCATTGAAATTAGGTAACGTATCCCAAAACTTCATCTTTTGGAAAATATATTCTCCTGCTGATTTTGGTTCGTTCATTAATTCCTTCCAAAATGCAACTTCACCATCGTTAATCTTCTTTTTCATCAAATCATAATAAGACCAACGCTCTTCCCAAAGGACTTCAGTACCTTCCAACATTTCTTCTTTATGTTCATTAAAGAAAGATAGAGCTGTATTTTCTCTATCTGGATCTTTTCGATTTGTATATATTGACTCCCATTCTGACCATAGATCAACTCGATTGCTAAATTTCACAACCGCTTGTTTCCTGATTTTCTTCCAACCAGTTGTTTCATCGCTCAATAACTCCGAAATTAAACAATTTTCACTCAAAGTTGTACCGACTACAAGATAATTAGAATATGAATCTCCCAAGTTTAATACCGATTCTTTAAACAAATTCTTCACTTTTTCATTTTTCGATTCAGATTCAACCATTGCATCAGTCAGCAAATCATCACATAGAACTAATTGTGGACGAATTCCCTTCCATTTGATACCACGCAAAGTTCCCAAAATACCACGAGCCATAATACATGAATTGTTTTTTAACCAAATTTCTTGTGATGACCATTTTTCAGATGATTTTAATTCACCAAAATCTTCAATGATGGCTTCATTATTTGTTAATTCAGCTTTTATATCATTCATTAACGAAACTGCTAAATCATCTGATGCAGATAATATAAGAATGAATTGGATACGCTTAAAGAGAATTAAATGTAGTGGAGTTAAAAATGATACAATTGTCGATTTACCGTGATTTCGAGGAACAGCATTGATTAATCGCTGTCCTTCTTTTTTCAATAATTCATCTAATTCTTTTAATAGTTCACGTTGAAAATCACCGAATTCACGCCAAAATATTTTCGGAAAGTAAGCTAAAGCAAAATATTCTGCATTAATTTCAGCGAGTTTCTTCCGTAAACCATTTTGACCAGTCAAATTATGCTTATGTTTAAGTAACAATTGCTTTATTTCATCATCATTGAAATGTTTTTTCAAATATTTGAGTAGCAGTTCTTTTTCTTTTTTATTCAAAATCTCACCTCCTATTTTTAAGGGTCTAAAAATACCACAAATTTTTTTAAAGCACATGTTGCAGGGGCTTTTGTTCAAAATTAGAAGGTACCCCTACCCCTATTAATCAACACAAAAGAAAAAGACCATCACGTTTAATTAGTGATCGTCTTTATAAAACAAATGAATCTAATTCCTTTTCAATCTCTTCATCAGTGATCCCAATATACCTTAAAGTAATATCAGGATGACTATGGTTTAATATCTTTTGTAGCTTTGCTACGTCTTTTGTCTGTTTGTAGAACCAATAACCAAATGTTTTTCGCATTGTATGAGTACCTATACCTTCATCAATATCAACCATTTCAGCCGCCTTGTTAAGCTGTCTATATGCTTGTGTAGTTGTTATTGGTTTGTTTCCTTTTCGTGAAGGGAACAACCATTCACTATCTAATGTATTGATATATTCTTGTATCTCATCATAGATATTAGATAAATTAATAGTACGTTTCTTTTTTGTCTTACCTTCTTGAATCACTATTTTCTTTTTTCGTCTTACATCTTTAACCTTTAACTTTAATAAATCTCCAACACGCAACCCTGTATTAATTCCAATTAGAAACAAAATATAATCACGTTTACCACACCATTTTTTTAAACTCCACTTCATATCTTCAATTAATTGTTTATCTCTAATTGGTTGAACGTCTTTAACTTGATTTTGAGTACTCACGATATACTGTCCTCCTATCCCAATAAAATCAAGGAATTGAATGTACGTTTTTTTATTTAAGAACAGTATATCATGAAAAATCTTTCAAATCCACTATTTAACTTATTTTGAATGTAAGTTTTTATTTATTTTCTTACATTAATAGAAACCAAAAAAAATTTACTCATTCCCATTATCTTCTTTTTCTTCTCCTTGCTTTTCTTTTAACATTTCAAGCAATTCATTGTAATCCTCATCATTCGCTTTATTTTCTTCAATAACAACGTTTTACTGTTAAGACCAGCTTTTTCTAAGACATTCTGCAAAGCATTCAATTGTGCATAAACGGTCTTAGTATTGCTAATATTACCTTTCGCAATATCAACAATAACTTTAGATAACTCTCTTGAATTAATTCTTAGTGTTCTTAATGCTTCTTTTAGTGATTCATTCGCCAATTGATCTATATATTCTTGAGCTTCTTGACGCTTTAACAATTTATATATAGATGATCTATTTTTCCATCCACACTCATGAGCGATTTCCTCAACGGATTTACCGCCTTGATAATACAATTGAATTGCCTTCATTTCACGTTCATCAAGCATTTATTACACCCCCTTACACATGTGTAACATCGTGGACAGATTTTTAGTTATTTTCCATAATATCTTCTAATTCTTTTCTTGCAATTTCCATTAACTCATTAATGCTTTTGTCTAAACAATCATTATCAAATACCATACCAAAATATTTCGTCTTTCCATCTATTTCAACATTTCCTTTTAAACCAAAAGCGTTATTAAAGTTTTTTTATCTCATCATTGAGCATTTCTATTCGTTCTAAATAAAAATTATAATTTTTACCCATTATTTCACCCATTCTCTTTCACCCCTCTACTTAATCAAAAATGTCACACACATTGCAACAATACTAGCCAGTACAATTGATGTATAATGCACTTTATTTTTACTTAACACTTCACTAACTAACCCCATAAAACTAAATAGCATTAACAAAATTAATACTATCTGAAACGCTAACATCATCATTTATTCCCCCATATCATCATTTAATCAGGCTTATCATCCAATTGAATATCTCCATTTGCGTAATAACTAACTGTTCCAATATACTGCCAATCACTATCACTATTTTTAGCTCTAATAAAATGAGCAATTGTCAAACATTCATCATTTTGATTTAAAATTTCTTGTTTCAATTCCCATTGCTTCATTCATTTATTCACCTCATAAAAAAGCACCTTGACGTAAATATCAAGATGCTTCTACATTTTCATTATTTTTCTTTTTCCCCATTTCTTGATAATATTCATCAACAGTCTTTTTTAATTCATCAGTTAATATATAAAGATAGAACACCTTCAAATTTCTAATTGAACGTGCTTTAGTTATGTATCTAAATCCTTTTAAGTTCAAATACTGACTTAATTTTTTGTTATAACAATAAAAGAATTTTACATTATCCACTACAATTTCCCTCCTAAAAATAAAACACACCCATCGTAATGATGAGTGTGTTAGTTTTTAAATTTCCATAAATTATCTTTTTATTGAAGCGACTTTCGTAATTCAAAATACTGTTCGATATTCTTTTTTGCATCTTGTAAGTAAATTTTAGTTAAAATAACAACATTTTTAAAGCTGTAATCTTTGTTCTTGGCAACAACTAAAACATTATGAACATCTGTAATAGCAGATTGCAAATGATTATGTAATTCAGCTAAACCTTCAACACTACTATCAGGGAAACCGTAAAAATCAAAAAAGCTACCATTTAAAGCATCTTCTAATCTAAGTATCTCTGATACGTATATATTGAATTCAATTTTATTAGAAATTAATTCTGTGAATAATTTCGCAAAATTTTCATAAGTATCTTTGATAAAATCAAACTTTTCATCTGAATATTTCAAAAACTCCTCTTTACCTATTTCATTTTCTTTAATTATTTGATCAAAGAATTTGAATTCATCTTGCCACTCGATTAATATGCTATCACCAACAATTTCATCGTATTGTATTTTCATAGGCTTATATTTACAATTATCATCAATCCATTGAACTCTACATAATGGAAAACCAAAATTTACTTGACGTATATTACTGTACAACAATAGATATATAACTTCATATGGCTTATTACCAAATTTAATTATTGTTTTTTCTTTTGCATAGTCAATATATTTTAGTTCTTCGGTCAAAGTTTCTATCAAATTCTTCAATTCATCTTTTTTAGTACTATCAACAAGTATTTTTACACTTAACCTTTTTGCACTTTGAGAGATATCTTCCATCTCAATAACTTTATATTTAATCTCATTATTCATTTTTTTAATATTCATCATTATTCCCTCCATGTTCCCATAGATAAAAAGCACCCCAGAGGATGCTTTTAGTTGGTTATAATCCCATCTTTTTTAAAATGTGAATTTCTCCAGCTTTTCCTTTCATTTCTTCCCATGAAGTAAATTGAGTTGTCTCTGAGATATATTTGTTAAATTCCTTTTCATCTAAATTTTTAAAATCTTCTTGATTTTCAACTTTAAAAGGACTTTTTTCAAAAAACTCTTCAATTGTACTAAATTTTGTGTACTTCTTCATAAATGAAGGATTAAACAGCTCAGAAAAACCTATTTCCTTACCTGACTCATATTCTTCAAGATTTTTTTGCATTTTATTTAATGTTTTTTCTAAATTTCTAAACCCTTTAATTTCCAAGATATTTCACCTCCTCCCACCTACCATAATTCGGCAGAAGGAGACGAATTCCTTCTAAATTATGTATTATATTACAAATTTTTAACCATTACCCAACCTTGCCCATAAATTTCTTTATCTCTTTTTCTCTTTCCTTCCTAATTCTTTTAACACTTTCACTCGGCAGCCATTTTTTCTCTTTGTTCTGTATCACTTGCCTAATCTTGTGAACACTAATCATATTCAATTTCAAATACTTTATTTGCTGAATCGTTTCAGCCCCAAGCATTTCGCAACATTTCAAGAACAACAAAGTATCGCTATGCCTTGTTTCCTCGAATTTCTCTAAGCAATATTCAACTAACTCTTTCACCGTTTTGAATTCTTTCTCAATATTCACCATTCAACCATTCCCCTTTCTCATTTTCATCTTCATATATCGCTTCCCATTCAGCTTCACATTGACCACATTCCACCTCTAAAGCCTTCTCATACTCAATTTCTAATCCACATTTGTTGCACTTGAAACAGTGCGGAATCTTTATGCTCATTGAGATATCACAACCTTTTTGATGTCGTACTGAATCCACTCGCCTTTTTCAAGTAGCTTTTTAGCCACATAAAAATAGAACCCATCATCAAAATCGGGTTCTTTTTTAGTGATTATGTATTCAATATATAAATCTCTATATGTATCATTGTCTTCAAAAAACTCATTAACGTTACTCAACCAGAACTCAGCCAATTTCGATTCATCATATTCAAATTTCTCAAAAACATCTTCTCTTAATCGAATTGGCAATCCTTCTGCAAATATAAATCCTTTTTCATCGCAATAGAATCTTTCGTTGAAACTCATATTGATTGCTTTATCATTAACAAAATCTCTAAATTGTTCTTTTGTACTCTCTCTATTTGCTATATTATTCAAAACGAATTCTTTGATTTCATCTTCATCTGTTAAATCCTTTTCAACAAAAACAATCTCAACATCATTTTTCTCTAAAACATCCTTTGGATAACAAGCATATACATCCATTTCTTCTGGAACATCAATCTCTTCTAATGTCCATAGTGGCTTTTGTATATTCATCCAATATAATCTCGCAAAGTTTTCGAAATCTTTCTTAGCAATGTACTTAATTGCTTCATTATAGAAAGGTTCAATTTCTTCAAGCAACTCTCCAAAACATGTATCGTCAATCAAATATTGAACAAAATCATCAACATTCTGTTCACATATATATTCAAATGCCTTCTCTTCATTTTCAGCAAAAAATATTAAAACATCTTTTTCATCATATATATCAACATAATACGCTTTATACAGTTTCATTCAATTCCTCCTTATTCACTTTCACCTTTTAAATTTTCAAATTGAACATTCATTCTTGGAACTTTTACATTGATATGGTTAAAATTTTGAAATACTTCTTTACCGATTTTCTTTAGCTTTTCTTTCGTCTCATCATCCAGTTTTGAATCTAGTTTTGATAGTTGTGAATAAATATCAAAACCATTTTTGCCATCCCCTAAAAACTCATTTTCTTCAATAACATTACTTTCATTTTCTTCTTCAACTTTCTCGCTAACTTCATTCACATCTATGTCATTTCGAACTTTCAACAACGCTTTAATATTTTCTAATTCTTCCAAAATCATTCGATTGTCTTCAAGCAACTGATCAATAAATTTAAACAATCCTTTGAAAAGTTGATCATTTGCTCTTCTACTTTTTTGATATACTATGTAGTCAATTAACTCCAACAATTCTTCTTTCGTCATCTCACTTACTTTTTTCTTCATTTTCTTCACCTCATCAATATTTTTTTTGAACGCACGAACAAAAAAGCAGACCCCAGTATTTGAAGTCTGCTGCTCATGCGTAGGAGGAAAAAACAAATGAGACTACAGTTATTGATGACACTTATGATGTATCATTTGATTACCCTTTTCTTTTGTGACGGAGGGAAATCGTGGCACTAATCACATGGCTAGCGATACCGTCAAATTTCAATCTATTTCAATTTTCATCCAACGATATTCTTTCGCTTGATTTATTATTTTTTTAAGTTTAATTTCTTTTTCTTTTGACAAATTACATTTGTGATTAAAAAATAAACTTAACAATGATTCAGAACAACCAATTGATTCAGCTAATTGCTTATTACTTAATCCCTTTCTTTTCTTTTCTAAAAACAGTTGATCAATTTCTTCTCTTTTCACATCAACTCCCTCCTTTTCTAATACTGAATTTGTTTATTAAATAAATTGAATAAATGTCAAAAAAATAAGACAGTCAATTGTGACTGTCGATATATGTTTACATTCGAACTTAATAATGCAAAAAAAATATGCCATTACATACTAAAAAATTAAAAGGAGTGTTCTCCCCTTCACTTATATCAAAGACCAAAATATTAAAATTTTAAATTTATGGTGTAATATTTTATTATATTATTAAATATATGTATTTGTCAACTTATTTTCCTTTCTTTTCTTCGACTTTTTTCACTTCTTGCTGCACATCTTTTGCATATAGACTTTAATCCATCTTTATTTCTTTTATCTTTTCCAAAATTATATATACTCGCCATCTTATTAATTCCACAACTACTACATTTCTTCGTATCTAAACCTTTTTCTAAATCAATATATGTATTTGCTATGATTCTACTAATCTTCGTTTTAACAATATGTATGATATTTCTTTTCTCTTTCTTTAAGTTATATCTTTCATTTATGTATTTGGCTATTAATTTATATGGATTCTCTTTACTATCTTCATGATATATACTCATTTCATCATGCTTATCAATTATTAAATTTACAATATCTCTTTGCATTTCGCTTAAATCTGCAATGTTTAAAGCATCTTTAAACTCCGACAAAAATATATGTATTTTTGAATCCTTATCATCTTTATATTTTTCCTCAATCATTTTATACAGTGGGTAATATTCTCCAACTTTCTTCCCCTTTTGAATCGTCAACAAAGCATTGATATGTCTTTGATCCGTTAAATCCAATGTTTTTTCTAAGATTTCTTCATAATCCACAGCGTATAATTCCTTTTCATACGTTCTTCTTTTTACCAACTTCTGTAATTGAGTTAAAATTAATGATAACTCATAACCAATGGCATTGTACATTTTTCGTAATTTATAGTATCTTTGTCTTGGAGACATTGGATAGTTGTCTTTTTCAAATTCCTTTAACCAATATTGCTTTAATTTTTCTTTTTCTTTTTTGCTTAATTCATTTGACAAACCATATACTAACCCTATATTTCTCCAATACTCATAATTTTCTTTTAGGATTGGATATTTGTCTAAGTTTTCTTGTACAGTTTGATCTCTCAATTGCTTTTTCTTCTTTTCACTCAGTTTGTATGTATTAATTTTTTGCTGATATTCCTCAGTTGTGTATTGATCTAACATATCAATATGTATTTCTAATCCTGCAACAACGGTTGCTGGAAGTTCATCATCTTCTTCCATAACATCTGTATTGATACCGACAATCCTCTTGTTTTCTCGATCACTTATATCTTTTTTAATTACATAATCTGATAACACTGTATACTCTTTATATTTCACATCCTCATACTCATCATATTTCTTTAACAAATAATCTGAAAACTGTTCCAATTGTTTACAAAAATAATCATCATGTGACAGGTGTTCACCTTTCTTTTTCGCTCCATGTTTTCGTTTAAATTCTGGCTGTGAAATAAACTGTATAAGATTGTCACATTCATCAATCAAACTATTAACTAGTTTTAGTCTATTTTCTAAATCTAAATCATAATTGATTTTTTCTTTTAGTGGTTTCATCACTTCGTATGCAGTTATTTTCTTCATATATTAGATTCCTCCTATTATTTGAATAATCGTTCCATTTGAGCCAAAAAACTCAACAACATCAGCAAACATCTGCTTTCTTCCTGTCACCGTTAATTCCATTGCATTTGTCATTTGCCATCTTCTCCTTTTCATTGCATTGTTTTTGTTTTAATTGTAATTGGCTGGCTGCTTACCATTTTGTATTTGTTCATTTTTCATTGACTAATTTGACTGCTGATTATTTATCATTCTGCATTGCTTTTATGTTATTATTGTTTTTTAGTCAATTTCTGGACTTGAAATTTTCACTCCACGACTTTATGGAGTCAACTTATATCAACAACAAGAAGAAAGCGAATTATTTACCATCAAGCTCAATCACCCCTTTCAAGTTTATTGTTGTGGGGGTGCTACCTAACCATCTTCTACAACTTTTGTTCCGTTCCTTACGTCACTCCACAAAAGTTGTAGAACCTGCCGATGCACCACCCCCACACCCCCTCACATCGGCAAATATCAACTTTAATGATTAATCCAGAAACACACAAGTAAAATATTCACATAAAATTATTAAAAGTGGAGAATTTTTCTATAAAGAATATCTATATAGAAATTTTCTTCACTTTTTCTGATACATTCTCAAAAACTCCATCATCAACTAACATGAAATATTTGTATCCACTCTTTTTGATAATGATTTTTATATTAAACTTTGAAAATATGGTTATAATTTCTGTTTTATGTCGTTCCCAGTTTTTATTAATAAAGTCCTTAAAAGGTTGACCTCCTACCTTTTTTGCTGTAAATTCTCTGTTCGGCTCACTCCGTAAATATTCATATACCCGTTCAGCCCACTTGTAACATTTTTCCTTTAACTTTTCATTCTGTTGCAACGGAACTTCAATAATGTTTTTATTTGGTATATGAAATACTTCTTGTAGCAGCTTGTTTGTTTTTGGTTTATTATGATATAATGTAACTGTTACTTTTGTGTCCGAATTAATGTTTCGGATGCTTGTTCTATGTATAATTTGCGAAAGATCGGCTTTAATTTGCTGTTCAAATAGCCTTTGCAATCTTGAATCAGCAAACCATTGTTCTTTGTAGAGTTTCTCTTCTTCTTTATCAGTCACATCACGAACTAATCGTAAATCAATATCTGTTCCATACAGTGCAATAGCTTGCAATTTATATTGTTGCGGTGGTAATATAGGTAAATTCAAAAGGGCTATGTGATTGTATTTGTTTAAATCATTTTTTCCTATAAGATTGCGTATGTTAATGGCTAACTGATCATTTTCATTGATTTTCTCTTTGAAAAACCGTTCATATTGTTCTGATGTAATGGCACCGGATTGTATGTAAAAATTCGTATCTTCTTTGGATGGAATAGGCAAAACGTCTATTCCATTTTTTCTTTTCGATATGATATCAGATGCGATTTTTTCTTTGATTTCCTTATCTTTATCGTTTCTTGCTGAACTAGAAGTATTAATTTTGCACCATTCAATTGTCAACCGATCTTTGTAATTGTGGTAATTTTTTACCTCTACAATATCATATCCTCCATGACGATAAACTTCATTTGTATGTATTGCTGTGCCATCAAGCACAAGTATGTTCCCAAAATCGCTATAATCTATGTATTTTGAGCAAAGGATAACTGTTTTCTTACCATTTCGATCAATTGCCCCAATATCATCTTCAAATAGTAATCGCTTAAACCATTTGAATTTATTTAAATGCTCTATTTCTACACCATGAGTATTAAGTGAGTCTAAAATGTACCTTAAGACACTTTCGGTATTTGTCCCTTCGTATTTGCGGATTAACTTTTTTGTTGTTTTTCCGACTGAATGAAGGAGTTCACAGTTGATTAATTCGTTGATGAGTCCCCTTCCTTTCGCTTTGTAAAAAGAAATCAGTTTTCCGTTGTTTGTGTTTTCAGCAAGCGCATCAAACCAGTCAACTGAGTTGTTTTCAGATGAAATATCAAATACTGCTGAGTCAAACAGAATTGGCATTTCATCTACAAAAATGGTTCTAGGTATGTATTTATACTTCAGTTTTATGTCTGAAGGTAATCTACCCCAATATGCTTTTTGTGCATATTTAGTGAAGAGTTCACGATTTCCGTAATTTAATGCAAGATCTCTAAAGCGTTGCTGTGTAATACAGAGAATTTGATACTCTTGAATCACGGGCTTGACGGTATGTATATTTTCATCGTCAACAGCAAGAATAGTTTTTGGAATACTGGTATATGTGTAGATGTTCTGGATAAAAGCGTTCATCGTATCCCCATTATTAAATACCAGTAAGAACGGATGTTTTTGATACGCATCCGTAATATTCATCTTTATGATCGTTTGTAAAGCTGTCGTTTTTCCTTGTCCGGGTGGTGAATTAAGCACTCGTTTTATGTATTTCATTTCGGATTCAGGATGTTTCTGTAAATATGTATAGATTGCTTGGGATTGTTGCACAAAATCGGATATATGATTAAATGTTTCAAGAAACGCCTCTGGATGCAAATGATTAAATTGATTCGGATCAATAAAAGGCTTTAAATTTTCTAATTCAAATGTCATATAATTCCCCCTTATTCTTTAAATAAAATTCAGTTTTTAATGCGGTTATCGTGCGTTTCGATATACTGACGATAAGCTATTAGATTTTCCTTTGACAAATTCATCTTTCCATTTTCGTATTGGCTAATGGCAGCACTCGTGAGCATGTATAAATGGCGTTGTTTGATGTTCACGGTTCATTCCTCCTTTTGATTAATAAATTAAGCCTTTCGAGGGCAAAAAAGAGTTACCCTCGAAACGAAGGTCAAATATAGTGAAAGTCAAACTGTATGTATTAAACTACACTCTTTTTCTTTGGTCTGCCACGTTTCTTTTTCTTTGGTGATTGCTGTGATTTCTTGATGATTGGCTGTAGATCATCAATCGTGAGTAATTTTTTCTCTTGTTGCGGACTTTTGAAATGTTCTGGATGTTGAAGCGGTGTTTTCATGTTTTTCCATTCATCGAAAAATTGACGCACAGATGGCTCCCAGTATGTTTGATTCATTATATTCCCCCTTTGTTCAATCGCTCCCGAACAATATCAAGCATGCTGTCTAAAATGCCTAAAAGAGCATCTTGTTTGTCCCCATCTTCTTCTACACAAACAATATAACTTATCATTTCTTCAATCTCATCCATCAACAAATCATTCGGATACTGCTTTAAATCTTCAATTGTAAGAGGTTTTACACTTTCCATTTTTACTCCCCTCCTTTCAATTTTTTAAAATTTATTGTTGACACCTTCATTTTCATGCTGTACAATATAGTCAGAATCAAGATTTAATTAAAATGGTCTTATTATGCGTTAATGAAGACATGAAGGTGTCAATCCAATCTTAACATATTTTTCATGTACGAGTCAATAGTTTTTATAATTTTTTATAAATTTTTTAGATTAAGAGATGCGTTTAAAGAACGTGTCTTTTTTATTTTTTCACAAGGCGCAATTTCGGCTTCGTACGCTCGATTTTAACTGGTTGAAGGTATTTATCATACGTAATTTTAAACTTTGGTAGCTTATCTCCAAAAATTTCATCAACCATTTCATCCATCTGCTTTCGAAACTCTTCATTTCGTTCCCTTTTCTGCATGAGTGAATCGAATATCATTTCCGCAAATACGTCATTGTCCATGTCCTCAATTTTTTCAACAAAGATGGCTTGATGGAATGTATCACGGTCAATTTCATCTGACAAAGAGCGAATATATTCTTGTTTACTCTCAAAGTAATGATCTGGAGTAATAAGGCTTAGCATTTCATTCTTCGTAATGGTTGTATTTCCTGCAAACATTAGATCGATGTAAAGGACAAAATCTATTTCAAATAAGCGATATGTAAGTAGCTTCATGATGCGTTCGTATATTTCATTCATTTCATTGAGCGAATCTTTTAGATATGGATAATATTTAATGATTGCATTGTTGTCGAGATTGTCAATCTTATTTGCAATGACTCTCATTTTTGATAATGAATTTCTCAGCAACCATTTCAGATAATCAAACGTTTGATGGATTTCTTTGTATCGTTTCCATGCTTGCTTTGCCTCAATGATAAGATTGAATTTAGAGTATTTCTCTAATTTGCGTGCTTGAGGCACATAAATTCGATATTGTTTTTCTAAATCGCTAATAAATTGCTCAAATTTGTCTGGTGATACTTCTTTTTTGCATTCGACCGCCATGTGCAGCAAAGCTTTTTCGTTTAATGTTTCAAACATGAGATAAATTTCTTCGTTTTCATCTTCAACGAACTCAATAAATGTTTGAATACGTTGTTTAGCTTCTTGAAGGAAGTCGTTAATTTGATTTTTCAATTGAATTACGTTCATTTAGATTCCTCCTTGATTAATTTACTTTGTATTACTTCTCGTGGCGTTAAATAGTCGATGTATTTCTCTTGAAAATTATCAATAAATCTCCATTTTTCATCGCATAAGATTTCGTATAATTCATCAACATCGCTTTCTTCAGTTAATTCACTGATCTCAAGCATCTTGTCGTAAATAAAGTCATATAATAAATCATATATCTTTTCTGCAAATGTGGTAGGTATAAAATTTACACCTTTTTCTCCAGTGTGTTCCTCCTCTTTCCAATCCCCCAAAGTTTGATACAGACTTATCATTTCTTCAAAACTAAGTTTCTTTTCTTTAAGAAAGTAGTACCATCTTCCGTATTCTTCATGACTTTCCACTTCGTAATGTATGCCTTCATTTACCCAATTTACAAACATTTCTTTAATATCGTTTATCAAAGGAGTAACTACTTTAGGATCATTGAGTAATTCTGTACAACTTTTTACAACAAAATTTCTAAGTTCTACTTCGTTTACCATCATTCATTCCCCCATTTTCTTTTTTCGTTTATACTCATCAATCAATGCTTGTCCGGCATGTTGTTTTAAAAATTTCACATACTCGTCAATATCATCCCATGCGATTAGAAAAAGGTTATCTGATTGCATTAAATCGCTTCCTCCTCAATTTATTTTTTACCAAATCAAACCACCAACCTCCTAAGCTCACGCAATCAATGGCAACACCTCCTTAAAGTATTTGGTAATTATTTCTCCTTGTTTCTGCTGTTTACTGTGTTATCTTTTAGTTGAATAGCAACAAAGGAGACCGTAAACATGGAAAAGGACAAGAAAAAGCAAGATAAACAACCTAAACGAAATGAAACTGTTGTGATTATTGATAAAGAAATGATCCGAAGTGAAAATGTTGATTCACTAGAGATTTTTATTTTGTTGTCAAGGAGCAAACCTTACTACCGTGTTTTAGTGTAGTACTGATACAAATCATTCAACTTCTCTTCTACTTCTTTATCAAGGACACAGAAACCGAATTTATGATCGTGGTAAGCAAGAAATTCAAGTACATCTTTAAGCATGCGAATTTTTGCACGTTTTTTAGTACTGAATAATAAAACCAGTTCTTCAAGGATTCTTTCCCCATCTGGCTCATCGTATATTGATGAAATATCTTCGAGCAACCTTTGTCTTTCTTCTTCAAAATAGAGCATGTTTGCTGCGTCTAATTCATCACTTCTAGTTTCAGTAATAGTGTAAGTGTTCCCATCTTCGTCCGTATGTTCCCACTCAACTTCGTAAAATTCAGCATTACGTTCAAGAAATATGCGTTGCAACTCAATCATTTCAGAACCTTCTAACTCCTGTTTACGAAACCACGATTCATCTAAATCAAATAATTTTGCTAATTTTGGAATATGTTTTTCGGGTATCGGCTTTCTGCGTTTCCCAACCCATTCATTAACCGTTTGTTTTTTAACTCCTAATTCTTTAGCAATATCAGATAATGGTACTTGAAATGTTTGTGCAATGTACTTTAAAGGATGGATAGTTTCCATAATTCACCTCAGCTAAAGACGTATTAGTACGTTTCTGTAACCTTATCATACTAAAAACGTACAAGTACGTCAATAACTTTTGGAATAAATTTTTTTAATATTCTTTACTCAAAAAATCATACAACAAATGCCTATTTTCCCTTCTTTTTTCAATAACAAAATTACTATATAGCACAATGTAAAAATAGCCTTCAAACGTTTTTTTAATTCGATTCATCTTTTTAGCGAATACCGTTTGTTTGAATGAATCAATAGCAATGTCAATCAGATCATAGAGTGGTCTGTCTAATTTACATTTGTTGTATGCAATTTGAACACGTTGAAATAGATCGTATATTTGCTTTGCTGAGTTAAAGAACGGTTTAACTGTATCGACAAATGATTTCGGAACAGTTGCAGGTACGAATGTTGCGTCTAGTTCTTTGTTGTTGATTGACTCTATAGTTTCTTGTTGATTGTCTAGTTTTACGTTAGTACGTTTAGTATTTCTCATAACAGAGTGATCTTGATTCTTCTTGTTTTCAGTGGTGACATCAGCAGTGACAAGATGCGGTGACATATTATTATTTGATTGATTTTCATTTGAAGTTAAATCAATTTTTTGTATGACGATAATATTTACACCTCGTTTTCCGTTTGGTCTTGAAGTTGGGATTCGTTTAATGATTCCCATTTCTTCAAGTTTATTCATGGCTCTAATGACTGTTCTACGGCTTATATTTGCCTTCTCAGCAATGTAATCGTATTTAGCAAATGAAACCCCTATTACCTTAACAGAATGCGTATATAGCGTTTTTAAGACGTTTACAGTCGATTCAGATAGCTTTGATTTGTTGTGATACAAAAAGGCTCTGACATGCTTGTTCATTTCTTCAACAGATTTAAATGATTGATATTGTTTGATCAAATCATAGCTAAATTGATTTTTCATTTCTCGTCTCCCTTTCTTTTAGGGACACAATTCCAACATCTAAAAAAGACAATACGAAATACACCTCGAAACGCTTGATTTTTTCGAGATTTTGAATTAATATGTAATTAGCTTATAATTTGGTTGATGGACGTTGGAAAAGCGTCCTTTTTTGTTTTAGTAAAGGGTTACTACTTGGAAAGGGTAGTAACCCTATTTTTTTAATTAAAAATAGGTAAAACTCGGCTTAAAATAGGGGTTTATACTTATTTAGTCCTCACATGCTACTTTTGTTTCAGTTGTCCAATCATGGACTTCTGGTTCGATTATTTCCCCATTAGACTTAACAAGTTTTAATTGTGCATCAACAAAAAGCAATTCATGCAATTGATTTTCCACCATTCTTTTTGCTTCATCTTCATTTTTCGCTTTGACATTAACAGACACTGACAATTTCACTTCTCCAAAAACTTGAAATTGATTCATTTAAGATTCCTCCTTAGATTAGATTATTCAGCAAAATTTAATGCTTCAAAAGCATTTTGATACTGCTCTCGAATCTCGACAAGCGAATCAATATTTTCCCCATCTTCTTTAGCCCATTTGATTTCTTTTTCGATCGACTGAATTTGCGCCAACACTGCTGATTTCAAAGTAGCTAATTCTTCATTCGTGAGTTTTACCGTTTTCATCATGCTACCGCCTTTCTTTTGATTCTTGCTTCTAATCCTGCGAACAACGGGCAATCAGGCATATCAGCGCAAAATGTATTAAGTGCTTGTTCATATGAAATACGATGATATTGTGAGCCATCATAAACTTCAATTAAGAATGAATCATTAAGTTTAATAAGTTCCCCGATTTCAAGTTGTAAAAATGCTTGTCCATTTTCGATAATTAATGTGCCGATTGTATATTGTTCGAGAAATGCGTCAATTTTGCGTGTAGTGTATTTAATGTGATCAGAAAGAATCATTTTTGATTACCTCCTTTTTCTACTTGAAAACACATTCTCTATCGGTGAAAATGTTTTATGTTTTTCAACCACATCATCAGAAAAAAGATTGACGTAATGTTTAACCATTTCCATCGAGGTATGTCCTAAAACCGCTTGAAGTTCAAAGATTCCAGCGCCCGCTTCAACAGAAAGTCGTGCGAAGGTGTGGCGGAATTTATGGCAAGTTGCATGAATACCACATTTCTTCCCATACGATTCAATTTGTGCTTGCATTTGTCGTTTTGTCAAAGGAGTATCATCAACAGAAACAAATAAATAATCATGATCTAATGTGCCACGAATTGCTAAATATTTTTTTAACTGCTCTTTCATTTGTTTTTGAATCGGTACATAACGTTGCCTGTAACCTTTCGTATTTTGAATAAGGATTCGTGAACGTTGAAAATCTATATCTGATAATCGAATCCCAACACATTCACTTGCTCGTATTCCTGTTTCAAGTAAAAGCATCATAATAGTTAAATCTCTTACGCCAGTGAAAGTCCTTAAATTTGGCTGTTTAAAGAGGATATGAATTTCTTCTTTTGTGAAGGTAGGTACTGCTTTCTTTCTGTCTTTAAGTAGTTTAATCTCATGAAAAGGATTTTGTTTTTTAGAAATGATTTTTTCTCGTTCAAGAAAGTTAAAAAACGCTCTTAATGCACGCAACCGTGTATTGATCGTTACCGTTTTACAATTCTTTTGATTCTTCATATACAAAATGACATTATGTTTAATGATTTCTGGTGTCATTCTGTAAATATTAACTTCAATTTCTTGTTCACGAAGAATCTTATAGAATACAGACAATTCATTTCTGTAATATTGAATAGTTTGAGGACGACAATTCCTTATTTCACAGTCCTCAAGAAACTTATTTAGCGCTGTCTGGAAGTCAACTGCATCAGATTGTATATTATTTGCGTGCATTTCAAAAATTTCATTAGGGGATAAATTATTGTTACGCCTTGCCAA